GTGGGGCAGGGGAGGCAATGCCTCCCCTTTCTATTTCAGGGGAGCGATATGGACTATCAGATGATCATTGGCGGCCTCCAGGTCGGCATGGTGGTTCTTGCGGTACTGGGCGGCTGTGCCGTCATTGCGCAATTGAAGTTCGGCTTGTGGGCAGGCCCGAAGGTGGCACGGCTGTTCCTGATGCGGGGTGTCAAATGATCCTCTGTCTGTTCGCCGGGTTCATCAGCGCGCTGTGCGGCATCGCCGCAGTTATGGGGCTGCGCGCGTGAAGAACCTCGTCGCCATGTTCTTCGCTATCGGTCTGCTGCTATCCCATGAAACGCTTGCGCAAACTCAACAGTGCCTTCAGGCCGGTGCCTATGCGAAGTGCGATCAAGGCACCGCGTACGCGGAGTGCAAGATGTTTCAGGGCATCACCGAAGCTTGGGTTGCTACGAATCCCAGCGCGAAGGTGAAGGACGCCTGCACAGTCGAGCCCGAGCTTGGCGGAATTAGTGGATTCAGGGGAAGCATGTACACGTACATGACGTTTCCTTTCCGCAATGCGGCGTCGCTGGTTTACGCATATCCCGCCGCAAAGAAATGCACCGCACGCCCTGAGGAGTTTGGCTGGGAGGGTGGGGAAACGGCGGCGAGCGTCAACGCATGTCACAACGGCTGCATGTACACCAGCTCACTCGACCCGAATGGAACCGTAGGTGTGTCGTTCGCACCAACAGGTGGCACGTGCACCGAAAGCGACGCGCCTGCACCCACTCCGGCCGGGGACGGTGGTGATCCCGGTGGCGGTGATGGCGGTGGTACGGATCCGGGTGGCGGCGATGGCGGTGGCGACAACGGCGGAGGCGATGGCGGAGGCGGCACCGATCCGGGAGGCGGTGATGGTGGCGGCGGCACCGGCCCGGGCGACGGAGATGGTGGCGGCGACGATGGGGGAGGGGACGGTGGTGGCGGCACTGGTCCCGGTCCGGGGCCAGGTCCCGGCGACGGTGATGGCGATGGCCCCGGACAACCGGGCAGCGATGGTGATGCGCTGTATGAGTCGGAGGGTAAGACCGTCGAGAAGCTCTATGACGACTTCGCCGACCGGGTGAGCAAGGCCCCGATCATTGACGCCACCAAGAGCTTCTTTGAGATCAGTGTCAGCGCTTCCTGTCCGGTGTTCACGTTCCCGGCCACCCCCTACTGGGACGCCATGACGTTCGATTTCCTGTGCAAGCCCGAGATCGTCGCCATTCTTCAACTGCTGGGCTGGCTACTGCTCGCGTTCGCCGCCTTCCACGCAATCAAGATCGCGCTCACATGATCAACCTAATCGCATTCGTGACGATGCAAGCCGGATGGCTCAATGACCTGACCGAGTACATCCGCAGGCAGGTGGAACGCCTATGGAACGCCATCGTTGAGTTCTTCCGTGATCTTGTGCTGTACGCGATCGAACAAGTCCTGGACTTGGCCGCACACGCACTGGAAAAGCTGCCGGTGCCGGAGTTCATGACCGAGTACAAGCTCGGGACACTGTTCGCCAACGCGGGGCCGACCATCGCGTGGTTCGTCAACATCTTCAAGATTCCCGAGTGCATGACCGTGGTGTCGCTCGGGATCGTGTTCTTCATCACCCGGAAAATTCTGACCTTGGGGAAGTGGTGACATGCTAGTTTTCAACGAGGGCGTGCCGCGTGCGGGCAAGAGCTATGACGCGGTCAAGAATCACATCCTGCCCACGCTCAAGAAGGGGCGCCGGGTATTTGCCCGCCTCAATGGCCTGCACCACGAGCGCATCGCCGAATACCTGAACATGCCCGTGGATGAGGTCCACAAGCTACTGACGCTGGTGGAGACCAAGGATGTAGCAACCACGTTCGTCTGTTCCAGGCATCCGGAGACCGGTCAGTGGTGCATCCCCGATGAGTTCAAAGATGCGCTGGTGGTCATCGATGAGGTGCATGAGTTCTACGTTGCACAGCGCAACCAGCTGCCGGAAGAGGTGGAGAACTTCTTCGCGCTGATCGGTCAGAACGGCGGCGACGTGCTGATCATGACGCAGTGGATCAACCGCGTGCATCAGGCGGTAAGGGCACGTATCGAGCGCAAGAACGTCTTCCAGAAGCTCACCGCCGTGGGCCTGAAATCCCGCTACCGCGTGACGTATTACCACACCACCAGCCCGGGCAAATTCGAGGTCGTTGGCGGTAAGACGCTCAAGTACGATCCGGCCATCTATCCGCTGTACCACGGCTATGCGGTTGGCGCCGAGAATGCAGAGGTCTATGAGGAAGGTGGTACCAACATCTGGAAGCAGCTTGCCCCCAAGATCGCTATCGCTGCGGTGGGCCTTGTGGTTGGCATCTGGGCGTTCGGCGGCTACTTCATTAGGATGATGGGAGACGATGAGCCGGAAGCTGCTGTAGAAGCCCCGGCAGGCGCCAAGGCATCGCAGGGGCAGGGTGCCCACAAGCCCATCAGCACCGGCGCTGTGCCGGCCGCGGCCGTTTCCGTTCCTGTGGCCGATCCGCTGGCCGGGATGACCGTCGAACAGCGCTACGTGGCCGCAATGACGCAGGCGAATCGGATTCGGCTGGCCTTTACCGCTCAGTTCGGAGAGCGGTCGGTGGGCATGGTCGAATGGGTCGACGGCTCGGGAAACACGGTGGATCAGCTGACGTTCGACGCGCTGATAGCGATGGGCTACCGGCTCAGGGTCGCCGTGTACGGGGTTCGCCTCACGGCGGGCTCGTTTGAGACGGTCGCCACGGCGTGGCCGAGGGAAGCACCCCGGCGCGAAGAAGAGCCGACGTTGTACCGCCTGGACAGTGACCGTGCTGCCGCTGATTCTGCGAGCGTAGCGAGTGGAAGCGGCGGCGGCGCGGGCGCGGTCATGGCGGCCAGTAGCGGGGGCACCATCGTGCGCGTAGGTGAGCGCCCCATGGGTACGTTCCCGGAATCGAAACCCTACCCGCCGAGCTTCTAATTAATGTGACGCATCACGCCAAATTGGCTTAACGCCCTGCGCAGGGTAAGCTTCCGCTGCATAGGGGGGAAGCAATGAAGACATGGATTTCAGCAAGCCTTTTTCTGCTTGCGTGCAGCGCGCACGCCCAGCAGGTCAATAAATGCGTCACCAAGACCGGTACCGAGTATCGATCCGGCCCCTGCGATGACGGCGTTGCGGCCAAGACATGGTCCGCGCAGGTAGCCCCGAGATCTCCCGAGGTGGTCGCCAATGAGCGTCGCCTCGATCAGATCCGCCAGGAATCAGCAGCCAGGACACAGCGCGCTCGCGCGGCACCGGCTTCTCGCGGTACCGCGATCCAGTTTTCCCAATACAAGGATCCCGATCGCTGCGCTTGGGCAAAAGCCCAACGGGCTGCGGCGTTTGAGGCGGCAGGCCACAGGCGCACCTTCTCGCTGAGCCGCCAAATGGATGACCTGGTGTACGAGTCCTGCAAGTAGTCTGGGTGAACGACACGCGCAGCATGTTTTGCGTATTAAACACCTCGCACAACGAGGCGAATCTCAACAGAATCAAGCGAGGCTAAAGTGTCAAACCCAAAGACGACCGAAATAGTTTTCGATTGCCCAAGGTGTGGAACTCAACAGGTCACACTCGACGTGGAAGGGAGCAATTTCGTTGGATTGGAGTACGGGTGGAGGGTCGTAGCTGAGGTCTATGCGATCTGCCGCGCATGCAAGAAGTCCAGCATTCTGGTCTGTGAATCAAGGGAAACCGGCTTCAGAGATGCGCATATGCCGCTTGGCGAGCTCGCGAGCTTACGCCTCGTTGGAGGATCTCTCACGCGGCATATGCGAGTCCGCAACTACATATCACTCAAGGATCGGGAGCCTAGGCAAGCTCCCGATCACCTGCCGCAAGCGATCGATGCGGCCTTCCGGGAAGGCGCTACTTGCCTAGGCGCAGGATGTATAAACGCAGCGGGCACGATGTTCCGGCTCTGCGTGGACATGGCCGTCAGCGACATACTGAAAGGCGTTTCTGGCGAACAGCCCGATAGTAGGACCAAGCGCAGCCTCGGACTATTGATCCCCTGGCTGTTTGAGAAGGGATATCTGCCTGAGGAACTGCATGATCTATCCACATGCATCAAGGACGATGGCAATGACGGAGCCCATCGTGGGAACCTCTCTGAGCAAGATGCAGATGACTTGTTCGACTTCACAGTAGTACTGCTAGAGGGCCTTTACACCAGGAAGGAGCGAATTCGCTTGGCGCGAATTCGACGTGATGAGCGGGGAAAGGGTGGCTAGAGCTCGAATCGTTCGCAGAGTATGGGGTGTAGGGGCAGCGCCCCTACGGAAGCGCCTCACACGCGCTGGCGGGGCCTCGGCCCACGGCTGATGTAGACCACATTGGAGTGCTCGGCGTCGGAACCCGATCCACATCTGGCCAACCGCCGTTCTCGGCGAATTCTGAGGACTTCGGCAAGGTAGATCACGCCGGATTTCGCCGCGACGGATCCCGCGGGGGCCGGAGCCGATCGTTCGGCCAAGTCTGTGCGAGCCTCGGCCATCATCAGCCGCCATTCCCGCGCTATGTTGCAGGTCAGAGACCACCAGGCCATATCGCAGGGTTCCAGCTGGTGGCCTTCAGGGGTGAACATGTGCCCAGCTTGGAAGCCGAAACCGGCCCAAGGGCCGGTTAGGTCAGTTCGGTCATGCGGATCGATCTCGATCATGCTGCAAGCTCATCCTTGTCGGGGGAACGAGCAGGCAGGCAAGAGCCAAGCCAGAGCCGCAGCCATTGCCATGCAGAGCCAACGAAGGCGGCGGTCGCCCGATACAGCATTTCGCAATCTTGGTAGGTATGTTTAGTGTTGCATCAGTAACGGACTAAATTTAAAAGCGTTTTTGCCGATATAGCACATTAATCTGTTG